CATGATGGGCGGATCAGAAGATGATATGATCAACTTTATTGATAAATGCCGAAAAGAGTTTAGATCTCTTCCACCCGAACAGATTGCATTTCCAAGATCTGCATCTGATGTTCGTAAGTATCATTCTAATTCTGATATTTACTCAAAAGGAACTCCCATCCATGTTCGTGGAGCACTTCTGTTTAACCACTACATAAAGAATAAAAAATTAACAAATAAATATTCGCTCATCAATAATGGTGAGAAAATTAAGTACATTTTTCTCAAAAAACCAAACATCATTCAAGAAAACGTAATTTCATTTATTCAAGAGTTTCCAAAAGAACTTGGTCTTGACAAATACGTTGATTATGAACTACAATTTGAGAAGAGTTTCATAGATCCACTCAGATCTATTCTAGATGTGATTGGATGGAATATGGAAAAAACTGTAAACCTTGAGTCATTTTTTGCCTAATGATTAAAGTCAAATATCAACTTAAACTATTTCCAAATACTGTTCTTTTTAAGTTCTTCAAAACTAAAGAACAGGTAGAAATTTTTAAATCTGAACATCCACATTATGAGTTTGAGTAATTTATGGATTTGCCTATTAACGATGAAGAATTGAATACAATTGTAAAGTCTCTTACTTTGGGTGGAGATACAGCATTATATCAAAAACTTAAACTTGTAAAAGAACTTAAGGAACAAGGTTTACCGTATAAAAAAATACTTCGTGAAGAGTATGGGATGGCTGCATGATAACATTACCGATAACAGATAGAGATTTAATTGTTATTATGGAATTGTTGGAAAAGAATAAAGATAAGCATAAAGATTTGTACGCAAAACTATGGTCGTTTAAATTTCAAAGGAATACTAAAAATGGATTTTCTTAAAGATATAATTAAAGAGGTGGGAGGAGAATATGCTTCTCTCGCTTCCGATATTGATGAGACAGAAACTTATGTTGATACGGGTTCATACATTTTTAATGCACTGGTCTCAGGTAGTGTATTTGGCGGTGTATCTGGGAATAAAATTACTGCTATTGCTGGAGAGTCTTCTACTGGAAAGACTTTTTTCTCTATCGCAGTGGTTAAGAACTTTCTTGATACTCATCCCGATGGTTACTGTCTCTACTTTGACACTGAGGCTGCTATCACTAAATCTCTTTTAGAAACTCGTGGAATTGATACTTCTCGTCTTGTGGTTGTCAACGTTGTTACTGTTGAAGAGTTTCGTGGAAAGGCACTCAAAGCAGTAGACATTTATCTCAAAAAACCTGTAGAAGAACGCAAACCGTGCATGTTTGTGCTAGACTCTTTGGGAATGCTTTCTACAGATAAGGAGATTACTGATGCACTGAATGATAAACAAGTTCGTGACATGACCAAATCTCAACTGGTCAAAGGTGCATTCCGAATGCTTACTTTGAAGTTGGGGCAGGCAAACATTCCGATGATTGTTACTAATCATACGTATGATGTTATCGGTTCTTATGTTCCCACTAAAGAAATGGGTGGGGGTAGTGGACTTAAGTATGCTGCTTCTAGTATCATCTATCTTTCTAAAAAGAAAGAGAAGGATGGGACAGAAGTTGTTGGAAATATTATCAAAGCAAAAACTGCCAAATCTCGTTTGAGTAAGGAGAATAAAGAAGTTGAAATTCGTCTTTATTACGATCATCGTGGTCTTGATCGATATTATGGTCTTCTTGAACTCGGTGAGATTGGCGGACTTTGGAAAAACGTAGCAGGACGCTATGAGATTGATGGTAAAAAGATTTATGGTAAACAAATTCTTGCAAACCCAGAAGAATATTTTACCGAAGATGTAATGCAAAAACTTGACGAAATCGCCAAACAAGAATTCTCCTATGGAACGAATTGAAACTACTATTCTGCGAAACCTTGTATTTAATGAAAATTATTCTAGGAAAGTAATTCCTTTCATTCAACCAAATTATTTTGAACAAAGAACAGAAAAAGTAGTTTTTCAAGAAATCGTTAATTTTATTGTAAAGTACGGTTCTTCTATTACGATTGAGGCACTCAATATTGAGATTGAAAATCGTACAGATTTATCTGATAATGAAGTTAAGGAGATAAGGGAAATCTCTAAATCTCTCCATAACTCTGTTGTGGATGATTGTTGGTTACTTGATACAACTGAAAAGTGGTGTCGTGATCGTGCAATTTACCTTGCTCTTATGGAGTCAATCCATATTGCAGATGGCAACGATGAGAAAAAGAATAGAGATGCTATTCCCAGCATTCTTTCTAATGCTTTAGCAGTATCTTTTGATAATCATATTGGACATGATTATCTTCAAGACTATGAGGAACGATATGAGTCCTATCACAGAAAAGAAAATCGTATTCCCTTTGATTTGGAATATTTTAATAAAATTACGAAAGGTGGTCTTCCTAATAAGACTCTTAACATCGCTCTTGCTGGGACAGGTGTTGGTAAGTCTCTTTTCATGTGTCATATGGCTAGCTCCTGTGTCCTTGACGGACGTAATGTACTTTACATTACACTGGAGATGGCAGAGGAGAAAATTGCTGAACGTATTGATGCAAATCTTTTGAACGTTCCTATTCAGCAGTTAGTAGAACTTCCTCGCCAAATGTTTGAAACTAAAGTTACTAATTTAGCAAAGAAAACTCAAGGGACTTTAATTATCAAAGAGTATCCCACTGCATCTGCACATAGTGGACATTTCAAATCACTTCTTAATGAACTTTCTTTGAAGAAGTCATTTAAACCAGATATTATCTTTATTGATTATCTGAATATTTGTGCTTCTAGTAGGTATAAGTCTAATCTTTCTGTGAATTCTTACTCTTACATTAAGGCAATCGCAGAAGAACTTCGTGGATTGGCAGTGGAATTTAATGTTCCTATCGTCTCTGCCACACAAACTACTCGTAGTGGATATGGTAACTCTGATGTTGAACTTACTGATACTTCTGAAAGTTTTGGTCTCCCTGCTACTGCTGATCTTATGTTTGCTCTTATTAGCACGGAAGAGTTAGAGCAACTCGGTCAGATTATGGTGAAGCAATTGAAGAACCGTTATAATGATCCAACTATCTACAAGCGTTTTATTGTAGGTATTGACCGTGCCAAAATGCGTCTTTATGATTGTGAGCAGACTGCCCAAAAGGACATACTTGACAGTGGGCAAGATGAAGAATATGATTATGAAGAAAAAAAACCTAAAAAATCATTTGAGGGGTTTAAGTTTTGATATACGAAATACAAAACTTTTTAGATGATAAAACGTGCGATATGCTAATATATTATTTTATGTCATCTAAAAAAAGAAACACAAAACAAGAGAATAAGTTTTTTAGTGGAAGAACACTATCTCCATCTGAACTTTTTGATAGTGATATAAAAAAGCGAATGGAAATCTTTAAGTCTAAAGCATTACAATCAATTTCTAGATTATTTCATGAAAATTATGTTTTTTTAGAATTTTGGGATTTGGTTCATTGGCCCGAAGGAATTGAAATGCAACCACATGCAGATAATATTGAACTTGATCGAACTCCAAACATGTGTTCACATACATATTACAGTTCAATATGTTACTTAAATCATGATTATGAAGGTGGGTATACTTACTTTACGCACGAAAATAAATCATGCATTCCTGAAAAGGGAAAAATAATATTTTATCCATCTGGACTTCAATTTACTCATGGTGTGAGTAAAGTTATTAAAGGTGATAGATACACCTTAGCTAGTTGGTACACTAAGGATGAAAAATATATTCTAATGTGATTAGTTGACAAATTTAAATCTATCAACTAGAATAAAAACATACCAATAAACAAAAATTATACATTAAATATACTATGTCCGAAACTGTTAAACACGTTAATTTTGATAAGTATGCAGAGTTTGTAGATGCCGTAACTTCTGATGCATCTAAAGACTTTCTTGCTCTTTCTGATCGTTTGGTTGCCCTTGATGAAAAGGGAGCAAATATTGAACGTCTTCTGACTGCCTCTGTTGGTATTAATGCTGAAGGTGGTGAGTTTATGGAGATTGTTAAAAAAATGATCTTCCAGGGTAAAC